GTACAAGTTAGGCATTGAGTTTCAATACCTAGATCATGCTTGGCAACGTTGGCACGGAGAGTACCAATTCATCAACACCAGAGTTTGGGATAGTGCAAGACGTTTGGAGCGAGGTATGTATCGCACAGGTTCCATGCAATGTTTAAGTTTTGGACATGACAAGCCTTTACATATAGGCCGTGGTGGTGCTATAATACTAGATGACAAGACAGCATATGATGCAATAATTTGTATGAGGTATGACGGACGTGATCTAAATATCAAACCCTGGGTTGCACAAAAAGAATTTAGAGTTGGTTATCATTACAAGCCCACACCAGAAGAAGCTGTACAAGGTATTGAAATGTTAGAAGGTCTCAAGGAACACTGCCCAGAACCACGACACGTTGACTATCCGGATTTAAGAACTATCACTATCAAGGACTAAGATGACAGACAAAAAAGAAACAGCACTAGACGCAATGGCCGGAGATGGTGGCTACGGCCTGGGCAAGGCATGCGACCACTTGCGCTTTAAATTCAAACGTGATGGAAAAAGATTCTGGGCCGGCGATAATGTTAGCGAGTACATTGACGAGTCAATGAAAGAACAACTGATCAACGAAGCCACAACAGCGTTTGAAGGTGTACTTGATGCACTACTAATCGACAGAGAAAATGATCCCAACTCCAAAGGCACAGCAAGGCGTCTTGCTAAAATGTATTTCGATGAAATCATGTCTGGCCGTTATGAGGCGAGCCCTAATGCTACGGCTTTCCCGAACGATACGGACGGAGCATATGACGGTATGCTTGTGGTGCGTAGCGAGCTTAAGAGCATGTGTAGCCATCATCACCAACCTGTTACGGGTGTGGCTTACATTGGAATCATTGCTGGCCCCAAACTCATTGGTCTTTCCAAGTACACCCGTATCGCCCAGTGGTGTGCGCGACGAGGAACTCTACAGGAAGAGCTCTGCATGGACATCGCTCGTGAGATCGAGTTTGCAACTGGATCCCAAGATGTTGCTGTTTATATTCAGGCTACCCACGGATGTTGCGAGAATCGCGGTATTATGGCTCACAGTAGTCTTACCCAAACTACCGTACTGCGTGGAGCATTCAAGTCAGACCAAAGTGTAAAGAAGGAATTCTTTGACAACATCAAACTACAACAGGACTTTGCACCACGATGATAAAATACGCAACACTAGAGGCCGCACAAGAAGGCAAGGTGGCACCATGGGATCTAGAAGTTCCAGAACTCAGCACTCAACACGTGACTGTGTTTCAAGATCGTTTTCCAGTAACGTCTGGACATTTGTTGTTTGTGCCACGTGCAAACACAGACGAAGGCATTGTTGTGTGTTTGGGCACGGCATTGATTACTGGGCAACAAATGGTTGCTCGTGGTGAGTGCGATGCATTCAACGTTGGACTTAACATGGGTGCAGAGGCTGGACAAACGGTGATGTATCCACACGTACACTTGATTCCACGTAGACAGGGAGATTGCGCTGATCCTATTGGTGGTGTTCGCGGAGTTATTCCCGATCAACAAAATTACAAAACTGGTGGCTACAAACAACCAGCATAAATATTCTTTTACAGCGGCCTATCGGCATCGTCCCGCTTTACAAACTCCGCCGCCTATGCTATACTTTAACATAGGAGAAAATCAGTATGACCAGTTATCAAATCCCAATTCCACGTATGTACAAATATACGTCCACCAAAGAATACCACGACGCATTTCCGTGCGCCTACAGACAGTGGCGAGCAGACAGTCATTGTAACTTGATTCATGGGTACTCATTCTCAATGAAATTTTTCTTTGGTACAGATGACTTGGATGTGCGCAACTGGGCCGCGGACTATGGCGGTCTCAAAGAGCTCAAGAAGATTCTCGAAGATCAATTTGATCACACATTGCTAGTGGCACAAGATGATCCAGAATTGGCAACATTTAAGTTGCTGCAAGAGAAAAAAATGGCCAAGCTCACCGTCCTGCCAAGGCTAGGATGTGAAGGTCTAAGCGACATGCTGTACAAGTATGTGAACGGTGTGTACATTCCAGACTTGTGGGGCGAAGGTGAGAGCAAACGTCTATGGTGCTATCGTGTGGAAGTACGTGAGACACAGGCTAATATGGCCTTCCGTGAAGGTCATCGTGAATGGAATGAGGATTTGTTTGCATGATGGAGATGTAAATGAAAGAACATGAATATGGTATTGCTATACTGTTGGCCACTCGTGGTCGAACAGAGAGTCTAGGTCGTAGTATACGCAGTTTGGTAGAGTTAGCCGACGATGTCAGTCGTGTGCAAATCATGTTTGCGTTTGACAATGATGATAATGTGGGATTTAAATACTTTGTTGACGAACTGCAACCTTGGATGAACAAGCGTGACATAAGTTATACCGCTATGAAGTTTGAGCGCATGGGCTATGTCAATCTGCACAAGTACAACAATGCCATGGCCAAACAAACTGACAGTGACTGGTTGGTGATCTGGAACGACGATGCTGTGATGCAAAGTCAAGGTTGGGATACTACCATACTCAGTTATACTGGCCAGTTCAAACTACTGAGTTTTTGTACTCATCGCATGCATCCTTATTCAATCTTTCCCATAGTTCCACGAATATGGTATGATCTTTTGGGCTATATAAGCCCTCATCCCACACAAGATGGTTGGGTAAGTCAACAGGCCTACATGCTGGACATCTATCAGCGAATTAGTGTGGATGTGTTGCATGATCGATTTGACTTGACTGGCAACAACAACGATGATATATATGCCAACCGTCCCATGTTGGAAGGCAAACCCGATGATCCCAGAGACTTTCACAGCAGAGAGATGATAGATGCAAGACAGTTAGACTGTGCCAAACTGGCCGCTTACATGCGTCAACAAGGCGGCAGTACTGAATTTTTTGAAAATATTTTCAAAGGCACTCAAGATCCCTGGCAGAGACTGGCTGAAAACGACATCAACAGTCAAATGGTGCAGTTTGCCAATCCGCATGCGGTCAAGGCTTAAATACTGTATGAAACATACCATTGCCTTTGTGCAACCCAACTTTCAGCAAGGACCCAAAGAATTCAACGCCTATTACCTGCCATATTCTGCAGGTGTAGTATGGAGTTATAGTCTAACTGATCCGGCCATACGTGAACAGTTTGAAGCCACAGACTGGATCTGGCGGCGAGATGAACTGGAACCTGTGGCACAACGACTGGCATTTAATAGCATTGTGACTTTCAGTACCTACGTGTGGAATCACCGTTATAACTATGCGCTGGCCCGTCGTATCAAAGAAATCAATCCCAATGTATTGACTGTGTTTGGTGGGCCTGAACCGGCAATAACTGACCCAGATCTGTTTCGCAAAGAACCTTTCATGGACCTGGTGATTTGTTACGAAGGTGAAATCACATTCAAACGAGTGTTGGAACACTTTGAAACTGGTGACTGGGAATCGGTACCAGGACTGCTGATCAATCGCAACGGTGAGGCTGTGAAAACACAGGACTCGGAACGTATTGAAAGTCTTGAGCAAGTGGCCAGTCCTTACTTGTCAGGCATCTTTGATAAAATGATGGCAGACCATCCTGAAGTGACCTGGCAAGGCACCTTGGAAACCAATCGTGGTTGTCCGTTTGCTTGCACTTTTTGTGACTGGGGTAGTTTAACTTACAACAAGGTCAAGCAGTTTGAACTCACTCGAGTGTTCCATGAACTTGAATGGATGGCCCAACGCAACTTTGATTGGATCAGTATCACTGATGCCAACTTTGGCATGTTCCCCGAACGTGATGGTATGATTGCCGACAAGATCATTGAGATGCAAGAAAAGTATGGATCTCCTCGGACCTTCTCTGTGGCCTGGGCCAAGAACCAAAAGAAGGAAGTGATTGACATTGTGAAAAAACTGCTGGATGCTCGAGGCTTCAATCAGGGTCTCACACTGAGTGTACAGAGTCTTGACTTGGATGTGTTGGAAAACATTCGTCGCAAGAACATGGAGATGAACAAACTCAACGAAGTGTTTGCACTATGTGATCAACGCAACATTCCAGCCTATACTGAACTGATCCTGGGCTTGCCTGGCGAAACACTAGCCACCTGGAAGAAAAACTTCTATGCCTTGTATGACCTTAACCAGCACACAGGTATCACTGTGTTCCAAGCACAGTTATTAGAAAATGCCGAAATGAACTTGCTACAGAAAAAACTGTTCAAGATCACCAGTCAGCCTGTGACAGATTACTTTGCTGGCTCATACAGTGTGGAACACATTGAAGAAAGTATTGATGTCATAACTGGCACCAAAGACATGCCTACTCCAGTGATGTTGGATGCGCAGATTTTTTCATGGTTCCAGACAACTTTTCATATTAATGGTTTTGCTACCATAGTGGCCAGATTTATCAACAAGTACCTGGGTATCAGTTACAACGACTACTATGAAGACCTGTTTGAGTATGCCATGACTCACAACTGGTTGAAGACAGAAGCAGACGAAGCTAAAACATATTTTTCTAACTGGATGAATACCGGTCGGATCAATCATCCCAAGATTGGTGTGGAAATTCATGGTTGGAACATCATACATCGTACCTCAATGAACATGCACCAAGAAGACCGAGTGGATGACTTGTATGATTTCTTGGAAACTTTCTTGGAGCGTTATATGTTACCAGCAGATCTCTTGGCCAGTCTCATGCGTCTCCAACGCAATTACTACATCAAGTATGCGGACAGAAATGCATATCCCATGAACTTGACTCTGGACTATAACCTTTGGGAATACTTGAGTTTCAATCGACCCTTGGTCAATGAACCCACAGTATATCGTTTGGATTTCCCTGAAGACAAAACCATGAGTCTCAATAGATTTTTAGAATTGTTTTATTTTGCCCGCCGTCGCAATTTTGGCAAAGCCACAGTTGATTTAGTGGGCGTGGTTGACAGCAAAGCAAGTCAGCGCGGTAAAGGTGCTGCAAAAGCACAAGGCTCGTTCTCTGTAAAACAATTAACAACATAGTTTTTCAATTAGATAATATGCATTGTTCATTTATAGAATGCATATATTTTCCCATATCATTAATTATAATCAATAATACTTGACAATTTTCATATTTCGTGTATAATCAATAGATGTACAACAGAGGATATAGATGAGTAAACTTAAAATAGCAGAATTATTTTATTCAATCCAAGGCGAAGGCAGATACATGGGTGTACCTAGTGTGTTCTTGAGAACATTTGGTTGCAACTTTAAATGTGCGGGCTTTGGTATGCCACGTGGCGAGGCAAGTCACGAAGCAACTGACCTTGCAGCCACACATACCATGGTCCGGGCTTTTGAAAAGTACGAAGACCTTCCGCTGGTGAGTACAGGTTGCGACAGTTATGCGTCATGGCATCCAGACTTTAAAGACTTGAGTCCCATGCTTGAGACAAATGCTATTGTTCATCGCATCATGGAGATACTGCCACATCGTCGTTGGGAAGATGAACATTTGGTTATCACAGGTGGTGAACCGCTGTTGGGTTGGCAACGTGCCTATCCGGACTTGCTGGATCACCCCAGTATGCATGGTCTCAAAGAAATCACCTTTGAAACAAATGGCACCCAAAAACTCACTCCAGAGTTTAAAGAATATCTGCAGAGGTGGAGAGCACAACGTGAAATTACATTCAGTGTCAGTGCAAAACTTCCAGGCTCGGGCGAGCGGTGGGAGGAAGCAATCGTTCCAGAAGTTGTACGCGAGTATGAACAAGTTGGTTACACATATTTGAAACTGGTGGTAGCAACAGAACAGGATCTGGCAGATGCAGAACAAGCAGTTGATGAATATCGCACAGCAGGCTTTACAGGTCCTGTGTATGTCATGCCTGTCGGTGGTGTTGAGCGGGTGTATACCCTTAACAATCGTGCAGTGGCAGAAATGGCCATGCGAAAAGGCTGGCGGTACAGTGACAGACTACAAGTGCCACTCTTTAAAAACGAATGGGGAACCTGATGGCAATACGTGATTGGTTCAAGAAAAAACCAGTGTCTGCTCCGAAGGTCCGAGCCGAACCCAAACCCAAAGAATTAGTCAAGACTGAAAAAGAGCTTGCTACAGAAAAGAACGAACCATATGTGGCGATGGTACGTATGGACATTGATCCTGACAATTTACACCAGGGTGCGTTTGAACTTGACTGGAATGAGATCTTTGTAGCACGACTGGTCAAAGCCGGTTACATGATGAAACCCGATGATGTGGATGCTGACATTGTGGATCGGTGGTTCCAAAATGTGTGTAGACATGTGGTAATGGAAACCTGGGAACAAGAACAGGCCATGATCAAAGGTGTTGGACAGTATGTCAACACTAGAGACATAGGCGGCGGAAGAACTGAAGTATCATGATATTCAACCACATCAAACAACTCAAACAGGACGGGAAGAAAATTGGCATCACTTTCTCAACCTTTGACATGCTCCACGCGGGCCACATTGCCATGCTCTCGGAAGCCAAGAATCATTGTGACTACCTTATCTGCGGGCTCCAAACAGACCCAACTATCGATAGACCTGAAACTAAAAATCGCCCTATACAATCTATTGTTGAGCGACAGATACAGTTGGCCGCATGCCGTTACGTTGATGAAGTTGTTGTTTATCAAACCGAACAAGATCTTGTTGACCTGTTGTTGATCCTGCCTGTAGATGTTCGTGTGCTGGGTGTGGAGTATCAACATAAAAACTTCTCTGGCTATGAGGAATGTGGAATGCGTGGGATTGAATTGGTATTCAACGGCAGAGATCACTCGTTCTCAAGTTCAAGTCTGCGCAAACGTGTGGTGGCCGCAGAAACTGAAAAAGTACTGCTACAAAAATGATCTTGTATGTGAATGGTTGCAGTCATTCAGCGGCTGCTGAAGCCGCAGTATCTCATGCGTGGGCGTGTGATGACAGTGACCTATGGGAACACGGGGACAAACCTCATCCAGCTAATCTAGCAGTAAGTTACGGAAAGCATTTGGCCGATGCATTGAATGCTGATTTAACATGCCAAGCAAGTTCCGGCGGTAGTAACGATCGTATTATTCGTACCACAACGGAATGGATTAACAACAATCCAAACAATATCAAACACACGTTTATGATTTTGCAATGGACCACTTGGGAACGAGAAGAGTGGCTACATGAAGGCACCTGGTATCAAGTAAATGCAAGTGGTATAGATAGTGTTCCTAACGAGTTACAAGAACGATACAAAAATTATGTCATGAACATAGATTGGGCAGTTAAGACCTTACAAGCACATGACAAAATTTGGGCCATGCATCTGTATCTCAAAGCTCAGGGCATACGTCATTTGTTCTTCAGTGGACACAGCACATTCAGTGATGTCCAAAATCACCAAGATTGGGGTAACACATACATGCACCCGTATGTTCGAGAAGAATCCTACCATAATTGGCTAAAAAACAACGGAGGCACCTATGCAAATGCCGCAAGTTACCATTTTGACACCAAAAGTCATAGACTTTGGGCCGAATATGTGTTACAATACATCTACGATAATAATTTGATTGCGCCCAATGAAATATCTGCTGATTGATACTGCCAACATGTTTTTCCGTGCAAGACACAGCGCACACCGTGCTAGTGACACATGGACCAAACTAGGCTTTGCCCTGCATGTGACTATCATGGCCGCCAACAAAGTGGCCCGTCGTTTTCAAGCAGATCATGTGATTTTTGCACTGGAAGGTCGAAGCTGGCGCAAAGACTACTATAAACCCTACAAGGCTAACCGTGCTGTGGCACGTGGGGCAATGACAGAAACAGAAGCAGAAGAAGATCGACTGTTCTGGGAGACGTATGACGAACTGACTAAATACTTGGCTACAAAAACAAATTGTAGTGTGATCCGTTGTGCCACTGCTGAAGCAGATGACATCATAGCACGTTGGATTGCTTTACACCCCCAAGATGAACACACCATTGTAAGTTCAGACACTGATTTCGTGCAGTTGCTGGCCGCTAACGTCACGCAATACAATGGGATTACAGATGAACTACTGACCCTGGAGGGCATATTCGATGCTAAAGGTAACCGTGTCAATGATAAGAAAACTAAACAGCCAAAAACGATCCCGGATCCAGCCTGGCTGTTATTTGAGAAGTGCATGCGTGGCGACAC